GGCTTGATGTAGAAAATGTCAATGGTTTTGTCCCTTATTTGCTGTAGTATCGCCAAAGTGTAGTTTGCCGAGAAAGATGACCCGCAAACAAAGACTTGAACCCTGTCCTGAACTGCTTGTAGGGTCTTGTACGATGAAAGTTTGGGTGCGTTATCCTCACAATCCTCTGCTTTTGCCACTTTTGGCAGATTTCTTGTCCATTTGGTGTTCTCCTGACCTTCCGAGAACAAGAAACAATTATATTCCTTGTGATCTCCAAACAAGGAGACCACATTACAGCCTGCTTCGCCTATGCCTATCAGCGATATCATAACTTCAACTCCTTCAACTCTCCATAACTCTTGCCTGCTTTTACATTTGCTCTAAATGAGCCAAGTTTGTTATTTTGGAAAACCTCCTTTAGTTCTGGTATCTTATATCTGTCTTCTTCGTGAATGTCAAGCACAACTTCATCGTGAACAATGAAAGCAACTTTTGATTTTGTGCCTTCAAGCATCTTATCAAGCTCAACTGCCCTGTCGATCGTAAGATCTGCGGTCGTGCTTTGGATAATGTAGTTGAAAGCCCTTCTCTCATCTACTGCGATGGTTCGCCTAAACGATGTTACGACGCGATTGCCATAAAAATAATCACCAACAACACGATCCCTGCTATAAACAGAATTTTTAAGGGAGTTATCATCGTGATTATAGAACGAAGAGAAAAATCTAACCTTTGCTTCTTCTCGATCAATAGGATGATCACCATAAAGGTGCTTCATGTTCCACTCGTGTATGTCTTCTTCTGGCTGCTCAACACCCGAGAGTGCCAAGAAGGTCCTTACCTCTGCTCCGTTATAATCAAACGACACAAGCCAGTCATTTGTTGGCTTGATTAGAGAACGAAATTTTGACTTCATTGTGAGGATAGGATTGCTTCCTCTCTTGGTCGTGAGACGCCCTGTGACGGTTCCAAAAAGATTATAATCCACATAGTGGGACTTATTTTTTACAAGCTTTCTGATGTCTTCTCGGTCGCTTGTAGTGGTCATTAGGTGGCGGCACCCATCCACATTGATATTCAACTTCTGGTATTTGATTTTATGGAGAAGCTTGTAGGTACGATCAAGGTGATCGTAGTTTTCAGGACGAGAATAGCTGTCAAAAACGTGCTCTGTGATCTTGTTTCTGACCTCACAAAACTGAAGTAAGAAGTCGCTTGGCACGAGATCAAAGAAACAGTTGTCGTGTAGGCTGATCTTGCCTATTGAAAGCGACAAAAGGTATGCTTTGAAGGTCTTTTGAAGCTCGGCAAGTTCTGTTTTTAGCTCTTCTGGGCATACTTCTTCTAATTTTTTGCCCCCGCAATACAGCCAAGCAAACTCAACATCAGGATCTTGAACAGATCCTGTGTATTTCCAAGTTTTTGTTAGTCCATCGGGGATATGGTCAAAGTGCAGATTGCCATCGACATAGACGCCGACACACTCCGACTTGTCGTCTAGGGTCTGGAAGATCATCTGTCCTCGCGTAGCATTTTTTGTCTTTGGTTAAGATAACTTACTGAGCCAACGCTGTCAAATGGTTGGTTGATAATAGTCTCAAAACGATTGAGCGCAAGCGACAGACCTCGGCTCTCATAAATTTGCAAACAATCTGCGACAAGTTTTGTTTTTTCGCCATCAGACAAAACTTTATCCACTTCCAACATTCTAATCTTGAAATAGAAATTTAACAAATTTGCTTCTGAAAATTGTTTATCAAAGTTTTCTATTTTAATTGTCGGAACATTTATATATCTAGTTTTTTGAACACCATTGCAATCGTATGGCTCTGCATATGTTCCAACATTTTGATTGTAAAGATTCAATAAATAAAATTTAAGTTTATTAAAAAATATTAAGTCTGTCCTGCCGTATGCATCATTGAGTATTTGATTTGTGCTTAGTAAATTATATACTCTGCTATATTCTAAACACTCGCTTGTACCAATATCGGCAACAATTCTCCATGGTATTAATTTATCTACCATGAAACCATATGATCGGCAAGCATTTAAATAAAATTCCCAGTTTGGACTGTTTATAAATTCTTCAATCTTACGATTATCATTGAAGTATTCTGCATCTGCTATCTCAATTGCCAATCCAGAAACCGAGATCGGGCAAAATCTACTCTTGACAAAACCAGAAAATGTAATAGGATATAAAGTAATTGACTGCTCTAATAAACCTTCAACTTGTAACATAAACTCATTAACATTTTTATATCTTATATTTTTTAATTGATTGGAAAAAGAATTTAACTGTGCTTGTAAAAAAGAAGCATGTAATTCTACAGGACTTTGATAAGCTTTAAATACTTTTAGCGAACTTAAAAATTTATCATCTCCAGAAATTTTGCCTATTGCGACACACTTTTGAAACTGAGATGAGAGCCTATCAAACATATCGACAACAAAATTAATAGCTTGGCGTGGAGTGCCCTCAGTGTTGTTGGTATTGAAAGTTTTTAATTTAACAAAATTATTATTAAAGTATACAGGTCTAAAATCTCTAGAAACTCTTCCATATAAAAATTTTTCTGCAAAATTAAAATCAACTAAATTTGAATATTTTTGATCTTCTGAGTCAGCATCATAAACAACTCTTTTATTAAAAATCGTAAATGCTGTTTCATTTTCAGATTCTACATAAAACTCAGACATATTAAGACCTCACACTACACTTCTTAAATGTTGGACTGCCATTGCCAATTGAATTATTTGTTACTTTTTGCATTTCACCATTCTCATTATCTATGGATTGAACCCATTTAGCTTTAAAACTTGTGTTCATAACTCCGGGTGCAAATTCATGTGTCGATTCGATAATCATATAGTAACCGCCTATACCCAAATCCGTTAAATCAAACTTATCAAGATCAAAACCTCCAAGGCTTGGTGAAAAGCCTCTTGGCTCCACATATATATATGTCCCTGGGTAAGTTTGCACATTAGCGAATGTAGTAACGTTGACATCATAAATTTCTCTAAGTTGCCTCAGTCCATCATATCCTTCTTGTTCAAATCTAACCATTTTTAATGATGCAGGTGAATCTGTTTTGTCTAGTTTAATGGTCTTAACTATGCCTTTATCTCTGCCCAACACATAGTGCAATATACCATTATCTTGATCAGTGCTTTTTTCACCTTTCATCAGATCTTTTGGTTGAACACGTCCTGCGTAAAAAACAAAAAAGTGAAACTCCTTTTCAGGCAATTTGGTAGGTATATCAAACTCTCTGTAGCCAGCAGTTTCAAGAATTGGTCTACTAATTTTTGCATCTTTTAAACTCAATCTTGATAGACTGTTTTTATCAAGATAAGTTGTTATTTTATCGTTTACATCATCATTAGAATATGACGTTATAACATTTTGAAAAACTCTAACTTTTTGCTTTATATTAAAGGCATAACAAGTATCATCATTTAGAAAATTCATAACAAAATCATTCATTAAATCATTCATGAACGCTGTTAGATTATAAGATGCCTCATCTTTTGCTAACAATTTGCTTGTCAACCATTCATTAAAATATGACAAAGAAATTGGTAAATCAGCAAAACTTATTTCTTTTGATTGCGAGCGATCATTATGATCTATTATTTCCAATGGTCCTAAAAGAATTCTAAATTTTTTAAATTGTTCAATAGACGCAGAAATAATTTTTTGTTCTTTTTCTAGTTTTTTATCATCTATTGTTAGTCCCATATACGTTTCTGGTAGTCCCTGAAGGGCTTCTAAATTTTGTGGTATTTTTTTCAGAATTAAATCAATTAGGTCGCCAAGATAAAAGAATGCATAATTTTTATTTTCAATACCCGATATACTAAATGAATTTTGTAAAGATTTTTTGTCGGCATCCCCGGCTTTGTCGGCATAATCTCTACTAAATTTTTGATCCAATTCTTTGGCAACTGTCGCCGCATTAGTATTTCCGTCACTTAAAGAAATATTCTCTCTAATATCACCAATATTAAAAAATGGACCATTTTGAACTAAGTCTATAAATTTTTGTTTTGATAAATTTAAATAATAAATCATATCATTTGCAAATAATTGATTTGATAAAAATTGCAAACTCTTAATTTTATCTTCTTTTACTCTTGAGGCATCTTCTTTGATAAATCTATTTAGTTTTTTGACTTCTGCTTCTTCCTGGCAATTTGCTTGCTGCGTCATCACTGCTAGTTTTCGTTGCAGGACTCTTCTGTTAATTTGAGGATCAGCAAAAATATTCATTCTTGCTTTATCAAAATATTCTTCCACATATGCTAAGTATTCAATTGAAAAGGTGACAGCACCTGTCTCATCAAAATCAAATGTATGGGTTACTGGTGTTAAGTTAAGTGTTGTAAAATTGTTTCTAACACCTTCTTGTATGTTGTAGCTATTTATTGTGGTGCCATTGGGTACTGACAACCCTACCACTGCTTTAATTCTAAAATTTAAATCTGATTTATCATACTTTTCTTCTATTGCTGTCCCTGTCTTAAGTGCAAGGTCAATATACCTTAAACCATTTGCTCTAGGCTCTAATAGCTCAGCAAAATTGTTCGCTCGTATTTGCAACGATGCTTTAATGCTTTTTTTAATTGCAAAAGGGTTGCTACCATGGAATGTAAAATTAAACTTCTGTATACCTGCGCCGAAGCCTCTTTTAGCTTTCATAATATTTTTAACATCTTTATCTGATGCAAATGTATCAAATGGGAATTCAAATTGCTCTTCTTTTTTGTCTGACGCTGGGGTGACTTTGAATAGTCTAATCATTGGCTGAAGGTGTGCTAATTCAGCATTAGTGGCCTCAAAATAGTTGATCATTGAGCCATAATGAGTTAACTTATTTATAAAGCCGAATGCTTCACCTTCTACAACAACAGATGAGTTGCCATTTTCATTTGCACCAACATAAGGCAACTGTTTATCAACTGCCATATTCCCGCCGGACAATGCTGCCTTGGCCTTTTTTCTAGCTCTGGCTGCAATATCTTTCACGTCTACTGTCGGGCTCTCGCCGCCTAATTGTATATCTCTATGGTATTCAGCAAACTGAAAAATTTGTGCCAAAAACAAACACTGCTCTCTAAAATTTTGTGGCAAGCCGACAATAGTTATTCCGGTTCCGGCAAAGTTTGCTTGGTTCTCCAAGTTCTGAGCCGCTGCTGCTTGGGCGTCGACGTCCTTTAAATCAGAGTATTGACCCCGGCCTTGGAGTGCAATTCCCTTTCGACTATCAGATATTCGCTTGTGTTCTTCATCTATATCTCTTATTGTTTTAGCACACTCGTCAGAAGCTAATTGAATTTGTTTTGCTACCGAGGCAGCCTCAGAAATTTCTCTTAACAATTCCAATTCATAAGGCTTAAATGAATAACTGGTTCCATAATCTGCGTCCTCTTTGGTTAAAAGATCATTTTCGTCTATAGCAGACTTAGCCATCTCTGCTATTCTTTGTAAATTACTTTCATTTGTAGAAGCGGTGGAGGATTTTATACTCCGTTTCTCGCGGGTCGTGACTATGGATACCTTGGTTCCGCCACCTTCATCTTTAAATACCCACTTTCCTTCTTCGACCACATACTCCCCGTCTTTTTCCTCTCTGTTGGGGTCTGCACCGCTATAAAAATTATCATAAAAACCATAGATAACATTGAGGTCGGTAGTTGCAGGTTTGATCTTGGTTCTAAAAAAATCTTTGATGTCTCCGAGAACAGACGCTGGGGTAACGCTATTGACAGGGACCGAGTTGCCTGCATCGTCCACTGTATATTCAACCAACCCAATGCCTTTATTTATCAAGCCAACAGTTGCTACTTCTTCTAATTTTTCTATTAAGGTTGGATTCTCTATTATTGGTATAATAGTTTTATCATATAAGTTTCTATTGTTTACTAAACAATTTTGTGCAGCTACCAAATCTGAACATTTATCCAATAAATGTTCTTTTAGCTTTTCATCTACTACATCACCAAAATCATAAGCACACTTAACCTCAGACATTTTACAACCCCAACGCTTGTATTACTTCTTCTAAATCAAGAGGTATTTCTAATACATCGCCTATTTTCACATTTGCCTCGGTAGGATATCCATTATACCAAGCTATAACCCACCATAGCTTGGGGTCATTATAATATGTAAATGCTAGTTTATAAAATCTATCACTATACTTCCAAATGTAGGTGTCAGTGTTTAGGGAAATTCTTTCAAAAATTTGTGGGTTCTTTAAGACAACTGTTTGTATCTGGTTGATTGATTTTAATCCTCTTTTCTCGGCAAGAGAAGAGTAAAACTCTGAGTCGTTGTTTACTGGTGTTTCATTTGTATATCTTGACATTAATCAATCCCCCACATATCCATTATAAAAATCGGAAATAGTGTTTACAGCCCACACCTCGTCAGAATCAAGATTGCCATCATCCATGTAACCTTCCTCGACGGCTGCTTGGCCGCCCAGGGCAGACGCAACATATTGAGACTTCGACTCGTTATACTTGCGTTTGGCCATTTTTCTTTCATCTCTTCGTTGCCTCATATCTCCAAACATACCACCATACCTCGCTTCTGCATTTGCAATTGCTGCTTCTGCTCTTGCTTTTTCATCTTTTTGTTTTTCTAGTTCTGAGTAAGAAGCACCCTCTTCTCCCCCTTTTACTTCTTTTGTGTGTTGTGCTCCATAGGGGAAAAGCTCTCCTTGTCCACTTGAAAACTTTTTCTTGTTATCCCATCCAAGATGATGTTCGTGTATTGGAGAAAAGCTGCCGATGCTAACTTCAATTAGTTTTGGTAAGATGGTGCCATCTGATTTTTGAAAAACACCGTGTTCGCCTTCAAGATTAAAATTAAAAGTAACATCAGAACAAAATCCAAGCATACCCAGCCCTCCAGAACCATAACTGTTATAAAGTGATTTTTCAGTAGCATCAGTCTGTCTTGTTGTGCTGGTTGTTGCTTGAAGTAGGTTCATTACTTTTAATCTTAATAGTGGTCCCTGGGCGACAGTTCTGGCGCCACCTTTGAGGGTAGTATAATTTGGATACAAAAATTGCGAAAGGCGTTGTGCTTTTGTTAAGTTTTCATAAGCCTCGCCTTCGCTAGCGGCAGGCATTTTAAAACCAATTGATATTTTTCTTGTTGTTTGTTTAAAATTATATAGAGGGTCAGCGCGACCATAAACTTGTTCGCCGCCCCAGTCCTGAGAAAAGGTGTCGTTAAAGGCGGTAATGAACGCTTTGAATATTATTACCTCTTCAGATGGAACGTGGGTTATCATAATAACAAAATCTTTGTTAGCCATGGCATCTGAGCCATCAGCAAAGAAGAACTCTTTTCCTCTTATTTCATTTTTTTTGTATCTCTCTGAGGAGAATAGAGTATCAATTGCTGCTCTTCTCTTTTTTTCTGCTGTTTCATTTGACATATCAGGCTCTCTCCGCTATTGCATCAGTGGCTGATTTCGCATTTATCTCTTTAACCACTGTTGCTAGTTTTTCTCTGTCAAGCATTAGATTGACTGTGATTTCTTGCTTTTTGTCTGATTTGCCTGAACCACCGAAGACAAAGTTACTTACCATTTCTGTTGCGCCTTCAACTGCTGCTGCTGCTGCGCCTGCTGTTTGAGCGCCAGCGGTCGCTGTCATAGCAGAGGCGAACGCTGCGGCAGGAATTGGCTTGACTTCTGAAATAGCCTTTGCTATTCTTGCTATGTTCTCTGCCCCTGCTGGATCTGTGATTGCTGTAAAGAAGCTATCAATTGAACCGAGAATAGATTTAAATGTTTTGCCAACAAGGCTTATAGCCCTCTCAACGGCACTAAAAGGGTTTATCATTTCTAGTGCATTTTTTCCTATGTTTAAAAACGCGCTACTAATCTTAACCAAACCTTCCAAAAAAGAGGATGCGAAAGGCACTCGGAAAAGCATATTTCCTAAGTCTTTAAAAGCATCTTTTACACCTTCAAGGTCGCCCCGAACCAACCTTAGACCCGCAGTGATCAGAGTATTAAAAATCATAAATGGAGCCATGGCGGACCTTAAAGCAAACATTACTACAATGGCGAGACCCTTGACTATGGTAGTAAGGGCTCCTATTTCGTCACCACCATCAGAAAACATATCGAATAGTTCCTTCATTGGCGCAAACATAATCCCAAAGATGCCAGATATTTCTTCAAAAACTTCTCCTAGCACAGTTAGCTTTTCTTCTCCAGTCTCAACTGAATCAAATAACATACTAAATCCAAGTGTAGCAGCAGCTATAGAGGCAGGCGTGGAAAGTCCGCCTGTTGCAAATGCAGACAGAACTCCAGCCACACCTATTAACAATCCAAGTAACGGCTTTATTACATCTATGTTGTCAGATACAAAACCAGCCATCTCAGAGAATGCATCAATTAGTGGCGTAATAATTGGAATAAGCTGAGCAAACGCAGTTTGAAGTTTTTCTTGTATGGTTTGTAAGTCTCTTGCACGTTGTGCGGCGTCTACCATACTCTGTTGTGATTGCTGAACGGCACCATCCATTAACTCTATATTACCGCTCATCATAAGTGCCAATTCATTAACATCTTTGAGACCCAAAGAATCTGCATAGAATTGCTTTTGATAGTATGACATCTCATCGAACGCCAGCCCACTATCTAGAATAGAATCTCGAATCATTCCAAAACGTTCAGCAGGGTTTTCAGCCATCATTAGGTCCATTGCATTTACAAAGTTTCCACCAATCGCTGCGTTAAGTTTGCCAGCCATCTCGGCAGCGCCCTCAAACGTATCAAATTTGTTTGTTATGGAAAGAATGCTATCCATAGACATGCCCGTGACCTTCATTACAACTTGGAGGTCTTTAAAGGCTTTTGTTCCATTCTGACCTAGTTTTGCAACCATATCTCCTGCATTGGCAAAATCGGCAGCAAGTTTTTGTGGCGCCACACCAAGATTTTCTGCAAACTTTTCAAGGTTTAACATATTTTGGGCTGCCTGATCCGCTGACATTCCAAGAGCCTTGGTTGAAGTTTGGATAGACTTGGCAAAGTCTTGATTTGATACACCCATTTTGGCTAAAACAGCAGATGTTTCAATAAGATTTTCTCTGACATCTTCTGATACCATAGTGAAATCTGTAAATGAACCAAATAGTTCTTGTGCCGCATCGGCAGTTTCTTTGGCGGACGCACCAAATTTACGAGTTTGTTGGAATGAATCTGTTACTGATCTCGCAAAGTCTCTGTTGGCGCCAGTGGCTTTCATAAAAGCTACTTCGGATTCATCAAGTTTAACAACTAAGTCTACTATGGCTTTTGTGTAAGCTATTAGTCCTGCAACCGCTGCCTTGGAGGCCATCTGTGCGGCACTCATTGTCATACTTGCGCTTTTATATTTTTTTACAAGATTTTGAATATTTTTTGGATCAAGCATTCCTCTTAAGTCAGGAGCTTCTCCAGAAAAGATAGAACCAAATGAATTGGCTAAATCTTCGGCGCTCTCTTTGGATCTGGAGATAAGTTGATACTCTTCTTCTAATCTCGCAACCTCTTCTAAATGTGCTTCTAGAGCCGCCTGATTTTTCTCGACGGCAGCTTTTTTGGCTTTTGCTTTGATAGCTTGTAAACGCAAGAGAGCCTCTTCAGCCATTGCGTCTTGTTTGGCCTCCAACGCTCTGGCAGAATTTATTTTTGCATATTGTTCTGCCAACTCTTTTGCGTGTTTAGCTTGGTCCTCCAAGGTGCTAGGGTCTCCCCCTGGTCCTAGACCACGGGCGGCAGTAGGTCCCCCACCTTCACGACCATCAATTTTATCTGCCAACTTATCAACTTTTTTAACTAAGTTTTGTAACAGTTCTTTAAGAACCGGATCCATACAAAAGCCCTCGCTTCATTAGGTAAATAGTAGCGCACAAAAAACGAAAGGCTGCTGTGGCAGCCTTAGTTTAATAGAGTTTTTCTGCCCGTTTGGGTTCATTATGCGGTGTCAGCACTTGCGAACTACTTCCACGACCCTTTGAGGCATTTTCAATCGCTTCCTTTTCGTCTTCAAGTTGTTTTAGCAACCTCTCAACAAACCACTTTCTAAGACCCACGGGCAGGTTGTAAGCCTCAGAAAAACTCCAACCACCCGAATACTTTAAGAAGAAAAACTGCTCATATATGTTTTCCATATATTCATCAGTTAGTCCAAAAAAAGTCCGCCGAAAGCGGCACCTCCATTTCTTGCTCATGGGAACACTCAACACATTGAAAATGCTGAGTAAGGTCAACATTTGGTGCTGACAGGCGGTAGGCAAGTCGCAGATGGCGGGAATCAATTGATGGTACATTATCAATAAAATATTGTTTTGCTTGCATTGATGTATCACCGTTTAGAGAAACCACAATTGCTGCAAGCTGTCGTGTGATATTTTTCTCTGCTTTTGTTTTCTTATCGCTTTGCATACCTGTAAGGAAAGACTTTTCATCTCTGCCGTTCAACAATCTAAATTGAACGTCAACACCAGTTCTAGGTAAAGTGATATTAAATGTTCCGTCATCGTTTGTTTTTACGCCCAGGTCCCTTGCATCTGCTCCATCGTAAATATTGGCTTGATTTAAATCAAAAGAGTAATCTTGTTTTGCTCCACAAGCAGGACAAGAAACTTTTGTTTCATACATGTTTCCATATCCAGATACTCTTGTGGCAATAATAATTGCATTGCGATCACCAACCAAAAGAGAATCAGGATCAATAGATTTGTTTACTATTAGGCTTGAAATTACCCTATCAAGTGCTACACCCTTCTTTAAAAGAGTTCTTGATGTGAGCATATCTTCTTCTTTTGCTGTCATCTGCCGAATTTCAATCGAATCCTGACCGCAAAGAGGGTGCCCTTCGGGATAAAATCTTCCTTGTGATGGTAGTTCTACAAACTCTGTTGGAACTACAAACGAAAAGCCACCAGTCTGTGCTGGGGGCTGGGTGTCTTGGTGTTGTGAGCCACCAAGACGGTCTTTGTTTCTTGACAATTTACACCTCGCGTTTTATATTGCCTATAATCAAACTGCGTTAAAGAACTCTTTTCCGCCACCAGCCACAGCAGAGGAGCCAATAGTAGTCTCAACTCTTGCCCAGTCATACTGAAGCTCGACAGTAGTTTCGGTAAGCTCGTCATCGCCATACTGTAGATCTCCAAACTTAACATCTTTTACAAATGCATTCCAAAGGGTCCAAGTTTCTAGTGGGTTGCCATCAGAATCTATTTGAGTGATAATGACCTTGCCAAGAGCACCAGCAGCTTTGGCTTTTGATATGGAGCCAAGAGAGTTGGCATCGTTTGGGGGAGAATAGCCAGATGCCACAATAATATCAGATAGAGTTGCGGTCATATCTGGATCAACTGGGTCTACCATTCCTACTGAAATTGTATTCCAAGTAACGGCACCTGGGTAGTAAAACTTGTGGTTGAGGTAGCTATGTTCAGCACTATTTACCGCAAACGATGGCTTTGTGGCACTCTTCGCGTACCATAGAAGGGCTCCTCCTTGTGCAGCATTAATCCCTTGGAATTGAACAGTAAATCTAAATTTACGCTTTGGATCTTTGAGGGTTGTATCTTGTCCGAAATCGGTTGACCAGAATGGCATTTATTGGGTTCTCCTATGTGTTCATAAATAAGTAGTGGCTGGGGGCAAAAGCCCCCAATTTATCAGTCATCAAATGATGCACCAGTGGATGCGATTACGAAGTCAATTGCAATGAATTCGATAGCGCGCGCTGGCTTGACCATGATCTTAGCGTACAGAACGTTTTGATCAATTAGGTCGGGGGTTGTAGTTGATTCGTCAAGGATAAGACGGTAATCAGTAATACCAAACTGTGTCTTGACGTTTGCTAGGAATGGCTCGATAAGTGACTTGAAGCGATCCCAAGTTGCTTGAACATTCTGCTCAAAGAGGATCTGTGAAGAAAGGATAGAAATATTCTTCTTCAAGAAAATCACTAGACGACGAACATTAATTCGATCAAGTGCAGATGGGCGTTCTTGTAGAGTCTTTTGTCCGAATACTACGATACCTGTGTTGGGGAAACTAGCGATTGGGTTAATTCTAGAATCGTAAAGAGTATCGCGCTGCTTAGAAGTAAGACGTTCAGTGACGTTCACGATTGGAATGCCAGCCGCTCCATCAGAGAGCCCACCGCGATTAAATCCAGCAGGAGCAAACCAAATTTGAGTTGCTCTTTCAGACGACGCAAGGACTCCCATCATTGCAACAGTTGGTGGAATCCACACAAGCTGTCCATTGTTTTCATCACGAGTCTGAACCCATGGGTAGAAAGTGGCACCGTATGAAGAGTCTATTCTTCTGGCACGGAGAGCGATTGCAGCGGCATTTGGTGTAGTCCCAATACGCTCGCTCTTCTTATCTTTTAATTCTTCATGAGGGGGGATGTAAACATTCGCGAGGTCGATAAGAGCCATTGCGTCGGCACGATCTTCACAAATATTAATCATGTGGGTTGTTAGCGAATCATTGGTAAGCCCAGGGACAGTTAGTAGATTCATGTTAATAAATTCTGGATCTGAAACCGTATCGATTGCTCGGCGGTAAGTATGCATAACATAGTTGTTGTCCTCGTTTGCGCCTTCGCCCATCTCGCCATTACGAAGAGGATCGGGCTTCAAGATGTTGAAGCCGTCAAAACCGCCCCAGAGCGGCGCAGTAAATCTGTTGTATCCAGCATCAAGAAGATCGGTGTAGGAGCCTGATGATACGGAAGTTTCATTTGCGCGCGATCCAGATTCATAGAAGTAAGAAGGTACTGTGTCGGCAGTCTTTCTAACATCATCAAGAGAGAAAATGTAAGAGAATGAATCAATTCCATCATCACCCGATGCAGCAGATGGATCTAGGGGCCAATCAGTGTTCCACAGTCTGTGGGGGTCTGCAACAGAAGCATCTGCTCTAGTTGAAGAATCTTCCCTTGTTACCATATATCCGAAGTAAGCATCTGTGGGGTTTGATAATCCACCATCGGATGCGGAGTGCCTAAGTCTAACCGAGGGGAAGACGAGGCTGCCGGTTACTCTTGTGCTCCCGGTTGGTCCAAATACGCCACGGCTGGAGTCTGGGGTTGGTATGTTTGTAGTGCCCTCAATATAGATACCTGTTCCATAGCTCGTCATCGCGCCAGATAGGGTTGCGGTGTTCTTAAACTTAGGTGGACCATAGTATCCAAATGGAAGCAGTACAGGATCTGTGGCGCCAGCATCTACATCTGAATTCATTTCAACGTAGATATATCTTGATTGATTTGGATAGTCGCCATACTGCCTAAGTCTCTTCTGAGCTTCATCCCATTCGTAATACCTATCACCAATTCTGCGAGCAACATAATCAGGAGCAGCAGGATCTAGAGTTAGATTATCAAAGCGCTCAAGAACTTGAACATTATTGTCGGTGTCTTTGAGGCTTCTGATAACAACTGAGAAAGTTCCATAATCAGATGTAGAATTGGTTGATTGACGAATTTTTTCGATTGATACCTTGGCGTTTTTATGCAACCATTCGCCATGACCTCTGCCAATTAAACGAAATAGTTTTTGTTGTGTTTCTATATTAAAAGAGGCAGCAGCGCCCTGGTCCTGTCCAATAAACCAGCCAACGCGAGCCTCTCTTGAAGACTGCCCTTTCATGCTTGAAGGAGCTTTTGCTCCTGTTCCGTTGCTTAGGGCGAGAATAATGCCAATCATACCCTGCCCTGATGTCAAGTCGGTCGAATGGGCAGTGGTGTAGCTCGCATCTCTCAATTCTTGTTCAAAAGTTTCGCCAAGCCAATAAGTTTTTTCTGATGTATCAGGATAAAAAGTGTCTGCGCCTGCATGACCAAGCTGTGGATTTGTGTTAAAGCGCTTGCGAATAAATGTCTCCTTTGAATCATCAAAGTTGAATTTAATTTTATCTGTTACGACATCTGAAGCATTTGAAATCTCTACTGTGAACAGGTTATTGCTATCGCTAGTAATTAACATACCTGCTGAACTAGTTGTTGCTGAGCCTTGGTTTCCATCAAAAAAGGTTCCTGATAGTGATATCTTGCCGCTGTCGAGATACCAAACAGCAGATAGCACACCATCGTTAAGGTTCACTCCCCCTGGGGCACCCGCTGAACTAGATTTGAATACCCACAGCCCGTATGCACCACCATTAGAACCGAGTGTCGGATTTGCTTGTGCGCCAGTTTGCCAACCAGCACCGGCATCGCCGCCGGCAGAATTCCCAACAGTTGTGCCTTGCCCAAGAAGACGAACAAAAGTTAATGGAGCAACGTTCGCGTTTAGGAATGCCTTTGCGGCGTAAGTTCCATACATTGGGGACTGGTAATTTCCATCACGATAAATGTCGCCGCCGCCCATACCAGGGACAGTTCCACCAAACTCAGTAACAAAGTCTGAATATGACTGAACAGTTACTGGCTGCATCGCAAGACCGCGAGTAGCGCGTCCAATGACCACTGGTCCAATTGAATCAGCTTGTCTGGGTCTGAAAGAGTTATCGATTTCATTGATAAAGACGCCGGGAGAGACGAATTTAAAGTTTTTTACGGGCATTAGTTAATCCTCACTTTTTTAAGTAAAATATGCTACAAAGCATGTTTAATCACATCTTAAATAGTTGCCTGTTTTCGCAAAGGACTTCAGGAAGTGCTTAGTCCATAAAAAAGTTGTCATTACCTGCCGGAACCACGGTTTCTCTTGGAAAACTAATTTCTACAACATTTTCATCTTTTCGCACAATGGGTCGGTCATCACTACTGCCTTCGCCAATGAGATACCCAAGAACTTTTATGTTTATCTCGCTAGTAAACTGCCTCTCATCCTCTGCCAGATTTGCCATATTGTTGCTCTGATTAAACCCCTGATCTATAAACGCTTCATATAGGTGCCCGTTCCTTCTCATGACAAATGAATTTATTTGCCCTGTTCTCGTCATAAATGGTTGTGTGAGATCGTTCATCTGTTGCTGATATTCTGTTTTAACAATTATTTTATAGTCGAGATTGATATAGACAGGGATGGGTATTGATAAAAATTCTACTACAACTTTATGATTTACTCTTGGAAAAAACTTTTGTCTTGTTCCCGTAGTATTTGTCCTAATACCGGTGGCCACAGCAAAGTTTCTTGTCTTGTCTTGCTTAATTCTTTTGGCAATAACTAAACGCCCAGCCCTTCCGTTTTTATTATTTGAAAATGTGTGGGCTTGAAACCCCCCTTTTCTATTTGGATCTTTTGTTATGCCAGTCCTCTCTATTGTCACAATCGGCAATGTTATAACACCACCGCCGTCATCAACTGGATGTCTTAAGTCGTGATCGCTTTTTATTTGAAAGGCTCTTTCAGGGGTTTGCCAAAGAACAGGCACCCTTTTATATCCTTCATTCGTCATAGTTGTCAGATCTAAATCTTCTTTTAGCCAAGAAGTTACCGCATAATCTATGTCCTCTATATTGGAACCCAACATTCCTATTTCTTTTAATGTGAAGTCTTTTTTATCTTCTGGTAATTGTGTAAAGTCAAAGTTATTAGGTAGCATCGAATAGTCCCTTGCGTGCTCTCTTGCATGTAGCAGAAATTTCAAATGTTTGGTTTACTTGTCCAAAGAGTTTTCTTGATGATGAGGTTTTAACAATTTCGTAATATCTCTCACCATAAAGAACGAAGTCTCCTTGGCGGACAAAAAGGTCTTGATCCTCAGTTAATCTACGTTTATGGAAATGAACTGTAATTTGCGACATACTATCGATACCTACGGAGTCAAGGTATGAAGAGCCCTCTTCATCAAAGTTAACGAGAGCATATACTCTAACAGGAGGTAAGAAAGTTTTTTCTATAGCCTCTCCGTATAGTTCGTGAAAGTTTGTTGTTTCCATATCAATGGGGTAGTATAGTATCTGCTGTCCGATAACCTTTTCTACAAGCTCATCATTGACCTGCTTAACAAGATCGCGCTCCTTTTTACCAAGAAAAAGTGGTGGTGGGGGTGATGCTGGTCTGGACCATTCGTTATCTGACATTTAATTATCCTACAAAGATTGGTAGCGGAGAGCGACGAAGGGTTTCTTCTGCTGCCGTGACCTTCTCTTGGTCTTTCTTGGAGAGTTCTGTGTATTCGATCTCTTTGAGCATATCCGTCAGGCTTTGACGAAG